TATCTCTAATGTCCGTGTGGTCTACAATCCTAGTTAATTCTTCACCCAACGATTTACGAACTACATTATCCATGTAGCGTCCTACGGTTTCTCCCCAAGACTCACGGCCTTTGCCATCAAAGTACTTGGCGTAGCGTGACTTGTGTATGAATGATTGATAATCTGTTGGTAATTGGTTGCTCATCTATTGTCTCCTGATCCAGACAGAACACCACGTTCTTGTCTATCGTTAAGTTTAATCATGTTAAGTTTTAACACTTCTTCTAAGCTACTGCCGAAGTAATTCGCCAGAGCAGTTAAGTAGAATGCGACATCACCTAGTTCTTTTAGAATGTCTTTAGCCTCTACTTTAGTATTGTCACGTAAAAGCTTCTTAATCTTTTCAGCTATCTCACCTGACTCTCCGATAAGACCTAAGGTGTTTTCAATTAACCTAGTTTCACCATCAGTTATTATCTTACCTTCTACCCATAGAGAGTAATCATCTACTATTCTAGGCTCAATCATTTTCTCTCCTTTACAGTTAGGCTTTCAATAGCCACATCATCGACATCATAAATAATGTCTGTAATTAAATCACGTATATCTCGCTCGTGATTATGTTCGTAGGATGATAGTATGTTGTTATTATTATCAACCTTTATAACAAAAGTAACACCAAACTTCTTCATGCACTACCCTCTGTTTTGCTCCAACGATTAAGTGTGATTACATTACCATCCACTGTAGTCGTTAATTCATCTTCAGCTTCCGCAAACTGTTCGGGAAACATTTCTTTTAATAGATCATTTCTAAATTCTTGGAAATCCTCCCAAGCGTCCGGGTATACATCTAAAAACTTTTGAGTAGCCGCCATAGTAAGAGCTTCATCAAGTGCCGCCCTCATACCGTCTCCTGTATTATCATCTTGAGAAGACCCAAATACGATACCTGTTTTAATAGAGCCTGTCCACTGACCGTCTTCTACTATAGGTTTGAGTATAATGGCTATATCACCTTCATCTATTTCATAAGCCATTACTTTCTCCTTTTAACTTTGACACGTTGTTCTTTCATTCGCTTCCCTTTTTCTTTGAGCCACTCTTCTGGTATAACCCGATGCGCCCATAAAAAACCTTTCTGGTCACACCAATCGCAATACCTGCTTTTAGCTCCTTTGTAAAGGCGAGATCTTGAATTACTGAATACAAATCTAATATCTAACTTAGGATGTTGACGCTGTATTTCTATATGCTTGCGCCGGTCTCCAGCACTAAATAACCCTTTGGTCTCAATTATGATACCGTTGTCTAATTCAAAGTCGGGCGTGTAAGTGCGATACTTTAAATCTTCCCACTCTATCTTTAACTCCTCATAGGCTACCTTCTTCTGCCTATCTTGGAGGTACGCAGCGGCCTCTACTTCAAGGCCACTACGATATGCTTTAGCATTATGCCTTCGGTTTGGCTTCGGCATCTTCACCTGCTTCTACAATCTGAGAGGCTAATACGTTTGATAAACCTTCTAAAGCTTTATGTTGAACTTCCAAGCGCCTCATTTGATCTGTTGCAACAACCGCTTCATTATAAAGTTTAAGTTGTTCCTCATTGAAGTCGTCAGTATTGTATTCTATGTCATTGATAGATAATTTAGGCATTAGTCTTCCTTTAAAGTTATATAGTCAACCATTGGTGGGTTCTTAGCCTTCGAGTTAGGTGAAGGTAAAGTCTGTAAGGTAGGCCAACACTTATGTTTAAATGCACAGAAGCCACATACAACTCCTAGCTTAGTGTTACCTGTCTTCTTGCGATAGAACGTTTCTTCGATAGGCGCAAATTCACGCTCAAAAGGTTCATCATTGTTAATGTACTCTGTTAGGTCTTCGATATCATCAAGTACTGCCTGTTTGTCTACACCATCTGCAGAGACATACTTAAATTCGCCGTTAGCCTTGTTGACTACCCACCAACCACCAACTTCTTTACCTGCGCCCTCTGCGTAACCTACAAGCTGTGGGATATAGCCGAAACTATCTCCTGTAGCTAAGGCATCAAAGGATGCAAACTTGTTCTGATAGGACCAAGGTGAGGCTGACTTTACATCGTCAATCTTACCGTCTAGCTCCATATCGTATTCACCCTTTATTTCTGCACCATTAGGTAACTTGAGTGTAACGTAGTCGTTGTCTTTAAAATCTACATTAGCAGATCTCATGATACCCTTGAACACAGCCTCAACAATATCACCTAAGATCATATTCATCAGGAAGTGTGGTGGGAATGGTGTTTTATCTTTAGTGTCATTCTTCTCAAACCATAGCTGGCATTTAGGCTTGCCTATATTAGACATACGTAAACGAAATGCATCACGTGGTCCGCTATCAAACTGCTTAAACAGAGCTGCTTTAACATCGGAGGCGACTTTATCTGCCACCTCCTCTGTCATAGTAGTCTCACCTGCCATAGCCTTCTGTAGGAACGAGAAGATCTTTAGCTCAGCAGGATGATTCATTAAAAGTCCACCTCTACAAAGTCGTTGTTAATGATATCTTTAACGACTGCAGCATCAGCATCAGAGATACCACTACCGTTACGCTCATTGTGTAAGTCTAAGACCTTGCCATTCATGTATTCAATAAGATCCATGAAGTCACTTAGGATACCATTGTCACTATCAGCTAGGTCAACCTTATCACCAAGCTTAGCTTCAATCTTACCAAACTTTGCACCTGTTGGAATGCTATCTTCCACACCCATTAGGTTAACAGTAGACATAATAGGTAGTAAGTTCTTACGGTTTAATCCACTAAGTACACCATCAATACTCTTAAGTGAGTCACGGTTCTTGACATCCATTACAAATGGTAGGTCTTTATATTCACCTGTTACAGGCTCACCTTTTTCATTGATGGGGTTATCTAATGTTACCGTACCAAAGAATACCTTAACACGTTTAACACTACGAATGATTTGCTTAGTTGCATCTGGCAACCCATTAAAATCTTCGATGTAACCTGTAGGGCGTCCTAAGTTCCAACCACCAACACTGTCTTTCAGATCACCATTGAGTGAATTAGTCAGTACAGACTTCTCCATCTCTGATGTTTCACTATTCCAACGTTGCCATTGATTGCGCTGGGCAAAGACACGGACAGTGATACCGTTGCTGTATACCTTATCGTCACCTTGTGTAAGGATAAAGGCACCAACAGGTACTACCTCAGTCTTAATTGTCTTACCTGCTAACTCCACCTCACCCATGATAGGTTGGTGTAGCATACCGATACGTGCAATAGAAGGTCCTGACGATGCGCCAGAGCTTTGGGATACACCCATCATCTCTGCCATTGATTGTCCGCGTTCTGCTGCGATTGCTAGTTCATTACTCATTTCTATACCTTTCTATAGAGTCAAAGAGACTTAGTTATACACTATACATCCACTGTGTCAAGCCAGTTTGGGCCTATCTTAGCTTCTAATAATAGTGGTACATTCATATGTATTCCATACACTGACTCAACCAATTCAGTCAAGCCTTTATTCATATCTTCTACCATATTTAACACCTGATCTTTTTCGTCAGGATGTATGTCGATTACTGTGGAATCATGTACAGTATTGACCAGGCAAGATTTCATATTCTTTAGTCTTCGGTGCATTTCATTTAGTACGACAGGTACAACATCACCTGTGGCAAATCCTTGGACAGGGTAGTTCTTTATCATAGTAAAGTGTGATACACCACCGTTCTTTCTGCGCTGTACATCAGGGAAAGCATACTGTCTACCTGAGGCGGCAGTAATTTTATTAAAGCGCACAGCTTCATCACCTAACTTCTTGTGCCATTCAGCTACACCTTTATACTTCTCAGTGAAATGTATATAGTAAGCCTCTTCAGCCTTAGATCTTCCATACCCTGTAGCCCCGAAAAGCGGCGCAAATGTATGTGCCTTTCCTTCTTGCCGCGACGTTGGTTGACCTGCATCAGATATAATTTTAGCAGTATAACTGTGTACGTCAAAACCTGTATTGATTTCTTCCATAGCGACTTTATCTTGTGCCAAGAATGCAGCAGTACGAAATTCTAACTGAGCAAAGTCTGCCTCACAGATGTACCCACCATCCCATCTAGATACAAACACACGTTTTACAGGGAAGGTGCCACCTCTTGGCATGTTTTGCATGTTAGGGTTTCTTCCACTAAAACGACCTGTGGCTGTGACGTGTTGAGTAAGACTGACGTGGAGGTAACCATCCTGCTTTGTATAAGCATCTATACCTTCAACAAAAGAAGATAAATAACTATTAACAGCACTAAGACGCTTATAGTCCGTAAGAAATTCGATTGCATCTGTCATACCTCTAGTCTTTGCGGTGCCTATAAGAACATCCATTATATCTTTACCAGTGCTA